GCGGAAAGCGCGTTGGCACCCATCTGCGCGGCCCAGCTCGCCACCGACGCAACCGTGGAGGTCAGCCAGTTCCAGATATTGCCCGGCAGTTGCACAAAGAACGTGCCGAGGTTCGCGAGAAACTGCTGGCCCGCAGAAATCGCCTGAGAGCCGAGCTGCGCGGCCCACAGCACCACGAACGTGATGCCATAGGCGAGCCAGTAGGCTATCGTCGCCGGAAGATTCGTGAGGAAGTTCGCTATGTTCGAGACGAACTGCTGTCCCGCCTGCAACGCCGACTGGCCGAAGCTCACCGCCCACGTGCCAATCGACGTAATCAGGTTCGACAACGCCGTCCCGATCGCGGAAGGCAGTTGCTGGAACCATTGAATGACCGACTGGAACGCGTTAGGAAGCGTCTGCGTGAAGAAGTTGGCGATGTTCTGGCCGAGATTGGTGACGAAATCGACCGCTTTCTGCCATGCGGAGGAGATGAACGACGTGAACGCCGCCCACACCTTGCGGCCTACCTCGGTCTGTGTGCAGAACCAGACAAGCGCGGCCACGAAGGCCGCGACGCCGACGACGATCGCGCCGATGGGGTTTGCGGCTATGACGGCGTTGAACGCGCCCTGCACGGCGGTCGCCATCTTCGTGGCCGTGCTCCATGCGGTCTGTGCGGTCTTGACGAGGCTCAGCCCTCCGGCCATCTGTTTGAGCATGGCGACCGGGCCGCCCAAGTCCATCATGAGCATGATGCCGTTGCTGACGCCCTTGGCGGCGGTCGTCACCGTGTTCATGGTTCCGGTGAGCGCCTGTAGACCGCTGTTGAGCGCCTGATAGCCCTTGACTGCGGCGAACGCTGTGCCGATGCCGATGATGATGGGCGCGAGTTCCTTGCCGTGCTGGACGAACCAGTCGAGCGTGTCGGCGACGAGTTTGATGCCGTTGGCGAGACCGTCTGGGGGAATCATGTGCGCCCAGTCGATGACCATGTTGACGACGCCCATGATCGCGTCCCTGAGTCCGTCCCACAGGCTTTTGAACGTGAACAACGCCCCGTTGTCCTTCAGCGCCTGCCAGAGCTGTCCGAGCCAGTTCTTCACGCCGGTGACCATGCTCGCGGCGGCGTCTCCCACCTTGCCGAACTGGCTCGAGAAACCGTTGATCGCGCCGGCGATGTTCTCCACGCCGACCGCTTCCACGACCTTCTGCACGGCCTTGGCTACACGGTTCTTGACGTTCTCCATGGCGGTGCCGATGCCCTGCGTCGCGTCCTTGGCCTGCTGCGCGAACGAGGCGTATTTGCCGAAACCGTTCTGGGTCAGTTCCATGACCTTCTTGTTGAAATCATCGAAACTGATTGACCCGTTTTTCATGGCCTCATACAGGTCGTTTGAGTTTTTCCCTGCGCCCAGCATGGCCTCGGCGACCTGATTGAGCTGGCCGGGCATCGCGGCCTGAATCGAACGCCATGCCTGCATATCGACCTTGCCGGCGCTCAGCATCTGCGTGTACTGGGTGAGCGCGTTCTCCTGCTCCATGGTCGAAGCGCCGCCCGCAAGCATCGCGTTGTTGAACGCGAGGGCGATGTTCGTGGCCTGATCCAGATTGCTGGTCAATGGGGCGAGCTGCTGCACCATGCCCGTCATCGCCGAACTGGTGGTGGGCAGGCCGTCGAGCGCGCTCGAGATCTTCTTGATGGAGGCGGCCGCGTCCTCGGAACTGTAGCCGAGGTTCTTCATGACCTTCGGGAAGTTGTTCATCTGGTCGGCGCGCGAGATCGCGGAGTTCAGGCTTCCCGTGACCACCGAGGCTACCTTGGAGAACACGGTGGAGGCGATGCCGGCGACCGCGCCCACCTTCGCCGCGAAACCGCCGGAGAGGCCCGAGCCGATGCTCTGGCCGGCCTTCTGCCCGGTGGATTTCGACGGCCCGTCGAACGCGTTCTCGATGGCCTTGCCTACGCCCTTCATGCTGGGCACGATCTGCACGTACGCCTGAGCCAGCTGGTATGCCATGACCATTCCTCTCTATACGTCCGTGAAGTCGCGGCTCATGAACGCGTCGAGCTGTTCGATGGTCAGGGCCATGGGCTTGATGGTGCGCGTCCTGCGCGTGGCTTCCCCGGAGTCCTCCGGCTTGGAGGGGTTCGCGACGGCATGGCCGCTTCCGTTGCCGGGTCGTGGCAGCGGTTCGGGTTGTGGGCCGCGTTTCTTCGGGTCGGCGTTGCCCCACATCCACATGTTCATCTGGTCGATCAGCGTGGTCATCAGATACTGGTCAAGCGTCCACGCGGCCGGGGCGTCCAGCTTCTGCCAGATAAGGGAGCCGGCGGGCAGGTTCGCGGCAAACGCGGCCGTCTCCAACGGGTCCAGCTCGTAGATGCCGAGCCCATATACGCGCCTCATGTCCGCCGCCAGCTGGTCGGGGCAGCGGACGAGCAGGTATACGAGCGTCAGGAGTTTGGGAAAGCCTTGCTCATCTCCTCGAACAGTTCGTTCAGGAAGGCTCCCATGGTTTCGCCGTCGATACGACCGTCAGCGCCTCGTAATTCGTTCTTGGCCTTGCCGTATGAGTCGCCGAGAAGTCGGCGCAGGAACGGGATGATCTGCAAGGCGTTGCCCTTCGGGTCGGCCTGAAGGTCATAGAGAGATTCCACGAACTCCCAATCGTCCAGCACCTTCGGGTCGATGGTCAGGGAGATGCCCTTGACGGTGACGGTGCGCGGCTTGCCCTGCGCGGGCCTATGATCCTGCGGACGGTTGCCGGGGACGTTGTTGCTGGCGGTATTACCGTAACGATGATGACGGTTTCGTGACATAATGACTTCTCCAAAAAAACCATGGACGACTTCGAGGGTTGAAAAAATGAGGGTTCCCGCGTCGCGGGGAAGTCGTCGAACGCATGACGCGGGAAGAACCGTTATTCGGCGGCCTGGGTCCCTTCGCCGGTTTCGGCGGTCTCGTCGCCGTTGACCGGATCAATGACCTTGCCGACCAGGGCCTCGGTGGCGGCAATGCTACGGGACGCGGCGATGCCGACGTATTCGATGGCGGTGACGCCGGAGCCCATGTCGTTGGCGGAGACGGTGATGTCGTACACCTGCGGGTCGCCGGCATGCACCTGACGGTCGCCGAACTCGGCGCGGGTCGCGTTGCCGATCACGAGACGGTCCTTGACGTCGCCGCTCATCGCGATCTCGAACACCAAAACGAAGTCCTCGTCGGAGGGCATCTGGTGTTTGATGGTCATGCTCTTGTCGTTGCCGGTGACCGCGTCCGAGTTATAGCGGAGCTTCGCGGCCTCGGCTCGCAGCACTTCGAGCAGGGCGAACTGGTAGGACTCGGCGTAGCTGGTGATGATCTTCATCACGGTGGTACCGTTCGCGTCCTTGATCTCGGTGGCGTCGGTGTCGGTCGTGTTGGTCAGGCCGTCCTCGGACAGGTAGCCGAGCAGCTTGTACTCGGCGGGCAGTGCGGTGGCGGAGTCGGTGGGCAGTGTGGTGCCGGCGGGTGCCCAGTAGGCGTAGCCGCCGACCTTGAACTTGCCCAACGACACCATGGTGGAATCGTTGGTTGTGGAATTAACCATGATTTACAGCCTTTCTAATCGTCTGATTTGATAATCAACTGGAGAATGATTTGGTAACGGGGCCGCCCGTCGGGCATGGGGAAATGCGTGCGCCCGGTGATGTCGATATCGGCGACCTCGGGCAGTTCGACGATACGTTTGAGCCGGGGGAGTATGAGTTTCGCCGCAGCCTCGGAGACCAGCCAGCGCGACTCGCCCCACACCTGCACCGCGATAAGCGGCAGGCTGCGAAACGGTTCGTCCGTGCCTCCGACCTGTTCGACGGTGACGAACGGCATCGGATGCGTGGCCGACGATCCGGCGGGCACGTCGAACATCGCCGGATATTCGGCCTTGATCGTCGGGTCCGCGTTGAGCCAGTCCATGACGAGTTTCTCCGCGTTCACGGCCATCAGCCGCCACCTCCCACTGCTTTGGCAAGCGTGTTGTGCAATGCGTTGTCGACGTGGGCCGCGTGGTTGGCCGGATAGACGTTCGCCGTGGCACCTTTGGGGCCGGTGCGCACGCTTGCCTCGTAACGCGGAACGTGATCCTCTCCGGCGGACACATGCACGGCACGCATGGCGGTGGAGTTGGCGCGTCCCGCGATTTTGTCGGCTTCGGCCTTGACAATGCGTGCGCCCTCGTTTTGGCGGTAAGCGAGGAACGCCGAATAATCGAGTCTCACGGTATTGGACATCAGCCCTTCGAATCCGTGACTTCGACCTTGAGGTTCCATGCGGTGGGTTTCATGCCGCCGTCTAATGGCCTCGGGTCTCCGATCACCTTGTAGTCATGCTCGTCGATGCGTATGCTCGCCCCGCGCAGGCTCCGGTATGCGTAGCTGCGCGGGAACAGGCACGTGAACGCCACGGTCACTCCGTCAGGGCGCAGCGAATCGGTTGCATTCGACATGGCACCCGGCGAGACGAGCACGTTGCCCACCGATTCGATATCGTCCTTCGTGACGGGCGAGCCGCCCGGGTCGGTCTCGCCGGTGGGCGTGTAGCGCACCACTGTCACGGTCTCGCCCCTCATGACGCCTCCCCGTTCGACAGGTCGATGCTGTAGAAGCGTTGGCCGGTGAGCCCAAGCGCCTTCTTCTGTCCCTTGGACAGATAGAATTCGCCGCGAGGATTCGAGAAGGTCATCGACTGGGTGAAACTGCCCGCCGTGAGACTGAGATTGCTGGCACCGGTCGTATCGAAACCGGCGCCCTCGGTCTGCATGTCGGACGAGATCACATCCTTGGCGAGCTCGCAGGCGATGCGTTCAAGCGTCGCCCGCGATATGTTCCGCCAATCGGGGCACTGTTCGCGGATGAACTGCGATGCGTCGGCCAGACGCTGGTCAACATAATCTGGGTCGTCCGGCATCTGCTTCCAGCGTTTGGCCAATTCCAAATGCGTGGCAAATGGGTTTTCTTCCGTTTCGTCGGCCATGACGGCCTCCTTAATGTCAGGATGCGATGATGCCGAAGCCGCGTGCTACGGCCAGCAGCTTCAGTCCCATGGCCATCACTATGCGGCCACTGCGGAGGGCGGCGCGATGACGTATGCCGGGAAGCGCTTCGACTTGTCGGGCTGCACGTCGTTGATGGGGTTGGCGATCTGGAAGCCGACGCGGAACACGACGCGCATGGCGACGCAATCCTGCTGCGCGAGGTTCAGAATCACCTTGCCGTTATCGTCCGAGATAACCGACTGGTCAAGCAGCTTGTAGGTGATGTCCTGACGGATGCCGACCACGAAGTTCGACCAGTCCGCGCCGAGCAGCACGGCCTTGGTGGCATCCCACGCGCCGTTGTCAACCTCGTTGAGACCGAAACCGTACAGGGTGGACGGCGCTCCGGCGGCGAGCGAGGGCACGTAGATCGGGCTGCCGTTGGCGTTGCGCAGGCCGATAAGCTCCCAGTTCAGGCCCGGCTTGCTGGCGAAGCCGTTCATGGCGAAGCCCTGTTCGGCGAGCTTCTGACCCATGCTGGCAACGTCCTTGGCGAGGTCCTTGCCCTGGGTGAGCATGTTGTGCGCCGCGATGGCCTGCGGGATGATGCCGTCAGGGAAGCTGGAAGGCTTGTCCACGCCGAACAGTGTCGCCTGATCCAGCTTGTAGCCGAGCGCGGAAGCCAGACGCGGCATGACCTCCGGCCAGATGGGGATGCCAGAATCCGCGATGACGGCCTCCGGGATGGGCACGATGGCCGCAAGCTCCTCGGCCGTGATGCTCAGGCCAGACCATTTCATCTTCGTGGTCTGCTTCAGGCCGGTATCGCCGCCAACCCAGTAGGCGATCGGCTTGGAGTCAAGCACCGGCTGCGTGCGCGTGCGGGTGCTCATGCGAATCTGACGCATGCGGGTCAGGGACACACTCGACTTGGGGGCGTCCTGGATAATCTGGGTGGCGTATTCGGTGGGGATGAGTCCGCCGCCGAGGTCGCCGCTGGTGATGATGGAGTTCACGTTGGAAACCATCGTCATACCTTCTTTCTATGAAGTGGGTTATTTCTGCTTTTGTTCAAGGAACTGGTCACGGATCCAGTCGCCGGAGGAGCCGGATGGTGCGGGCGGCTGGTTGGATTCGGAGGAGGCGAGCACCTTCGGCTTGGTCTTCTCGGCGATGTAGTCGGCGAGCGCCTTGCCGTCGGCCTGCATCTCTTCGAGCGTGGAGCCATGGAGCAGTGCGATGGGCACGCCGGTTTCCTTGGAGACCTGCGTCTTCCATTCGTTCTGCTGTTTTTCCGCCTCGTAGGCGGCGTTCTTGGCTTCAAGCTCTTTGATGTGCTTGGCGGTCTTTTCGGCTTCGGACAGTTGGGCCTCCTTGAGCTGTTGCAGTTCGTCGGCGGCTGCCTTGTTGTCCTTGGCGCGTTTCTCCCATTCGCGGGAATGGGCGACGGCCTCCCTGTATTTGGCCTCGTAATCGATTTCGGGCGGCTTCGCTCCGTTCTCGGTCGATGCCGCCTGCTGGTTGCCGTTGGCCTCTTCGGTCATGGTTCCTCCTAGTGGGTTGGGCCCGTTTCGGGCATAAAAAACCACCCGTGCGGGTGGCTGGGGAAAATCTCAGTTCGAGTGCGACGGTCGTGGCACCCCGTAGCCGTCCTTGTAACGGTCGGGGTAGAGTCGGCGCATCACATAGGTGATCGTGTTCGGGTCGTTGGGATTGTCGGGATTGCCTTTTGTGGTGGCCTTTATCATCCGATAGGTGTCGTCGTCCAGGCCGCCGTTCTCGATGAGGCTACGGGCGTGCATGTATTCCGAGTACATGCGGTCGGGGTCATAGCCCTCGATGTGAGCTTGGTCCCTGTCCCATTCGGGTACGATCTGGCAGTCGCAGTCGTCGTGAAACAGGCTGAACGAGCCTTTGGCGTATTTCGCGGTCTTCTCGCTGCGGTACACCCAGCCGCGCGAGCAGAGCATCGTGCAGAACGCGCACGTCTTCGCGCCTCTCGGCACGCGCGCGTACCGGGGTTCGGACGGGTCGTGCTCGCACAGGCGGGCGATGGTTTCGCGCCCCGAATACATGACCCAGCGTTGCATCGCACCGACAAGATACGCCTGCATGGTCTGCGGGTCGGTCCACAGGTGGCCGGCCTGCCAGCGTATCGTCTTGTCGATGCCATCACCGGGAAACGAGTCGGACAGGTCGTACTCCCATGATTCGGGCACCGATTCGCCACGGACGCGCATATACCATTCGTAGGCGGCCTGTGCCGCGAGGTCGCCGTATTTGGCGACCAGTTGCGGCACGTAGTCGAGCAGCATGTCACGTTGCCATTCAGGACTGAGCTGTTGCAGCGTCCCCCACAGTTTCGCCAGATCGCGGCGCGCCAGTTCCACCGCTCTGGCTTGGCTGGCCTGTAGCTGGTCCAGTTGCCGGTTGTCCGTCATCCTTGTTGCCTCCGTTCATGAGGGAGTCAAGCACGCTGCGGGTCTCGGCCTTGCGCTTGTCGGCCAACAGGCGTGTGATGTCGGAATCCGTGTAGCCGAGCTTCTCCAGAATAACGTCGGAGTTGGCGAGCCACGGCATGGCCGTCACCTGCTTCACGATGGCATCGGAGAGCGCGGCCTGCGATGGGCGTTCGGGGTCACGCCAGTTGACCTGCAAGCGGTCGAGCTCGTCGCTGTCCTCGCTGGTGCCGTTGAGTATGGCGATGTCCCTCGCGGCCTTGCGCAGTTGCACTCCGATGGCGCGGCAGGCGTTCTTCGCCTCGATGACAAGTTCGCTTTCCGCCGCCATGATCGCGTCAGACGAGGAAGGGCCGGAATCCGTCATGACGCCGAACTGGCTGAGCGGCACGCCGGTCGCGCCGCTCATGCGTGCCGCGAGTGCGCGAAGCATGTCGGTGTGCGGCTGCATGGTCATCTGCGTGAACTGGCCGATGGCGGGTGCCTGGCCGTCCTCGTTGAGGCTGATGTTGAGCATCTTCGAGATGGTGGCTTCCCAGCCGGTCAGCTTCTTGCCGTTCTTGTCCTCGGGCGGCTCGTCCGCGCCGATGAGGTAGCGTTGCGGGCTCGAATAGAATTCGGCGCTTACCTCCATGCGCAGCATGGTGCGAACCGCCGTGTCGGTGATGCTCATGACCTCGCGGCTGATGCGCGAACGGCCAAAGGGGCGGTTCAGGTCCTGATGGTAGGGGATCAGGTAAACGGGCACATGATCCATGTACGTGTTCCGGGGAGCGTCCGCATGATAGCGGCCTGATTGCGTGCGGCGTATACGAATCGTGTAGCCGGGCATGTAGAGCATGAGTTCGGAAGGCACGATGGTGTTCGCCTGCGCGTACTGGGAGCGGTCGATATCGGTTATCGACAACGCCGCCGACAGGCCGCGACGGGCGTAATCCCACAGGCCGGTCTCATAGAGCGCGCTGCGGAACGACACGGACACCTTGGAACGCAGACCGTCTTCCGGTTCCGCGCTGCGCACATTCAGGAACGAGCATGAATGGGTGAGCGCGCTGCGGATGGCCTGCGGCAATTCCACGTCGAAGTCGTTGTCTGAAAGAATCGAATCCAAACCCAACGGATCGCGGCTGTCGTCGCCGACTCCGACGAAACCATCGAACACGATGCGGTCGGCCAAAGCGTCCACCGATTTCTGCGGCCAGCCCACGACCTCGCTTATCCCCGCCATGCTGTCCGGCACAGCGATGGACAGATTCTTAAGCTCGTTTCGCCCGTCGTAGTATTTGGTGCGCAACAGGTTACGTTCGAGCTTCTGGGACCATTGACGTATCATCAAATCCCACGGTTCTCGGCACTCGTCGGGCAGATTATCGACCTGCACGCCTTCAAGACTGGGAATCTGCATCAGAATGCCACCGCCTTCGCTCTTCTTCCCGGATGACGCTTGGAAGTCTTGACGTTCCAATACGCGAGAGCCACCGCTTCCACGGGACTCACATCGACGTTCTCCATGGACGGCTCGTAGCCGAACCCGTCGCCGATTTTCCTATGCTTCGCATGACCCACCGCCTCGTCAAGCAGAGGCTGGCCGAAATGGGTAAGCTCATGGTCGTTCACGGCCTGTTCGAGCATCGAACAAGCGTCCGCCACGTCGGAAGGGCGCGGCACCACGATCACTCTTTTGGACACGCCCTTGTCGATGAGGCTGTTGACCAGGGTGGGCGCTCCCACGCGCCCGTCGATGATGATGCCGATGGCGTTGCGCCACCGTTCCGCACCGTCCTTCTCGGCGGTCAGCCAGTCGGCCAGCCAGCCGGTGCCGCCGCGCATGCTGCGCGAGGCTATGACCTCCACGTGCGGCAATTCACCCGACTTGCGTGGCGGGCGCACGCACGCCACGAGGGTGACGTTCGCGCCGTCCGCGCTGAACTTGACCGCATACGAGTTGTAGCCGTCCATGCAAGGGTTGTCGGTCTTGCACTTGGCCCACTCGTCAACATCGATATCGGACAGCGCGCCGGCCTGATCGTTCCACCAGCCGAGACGTTCGCGGGCGAAACCGTCAGGGGTCATCTTCTCCGATTCGGAAACGACCACGCTCTTCAGCAGTCGGGTGCCGAGCGATGGATTGTATTGGTACCAGCGTTGCTGGTCGTGCACGTCGCCGATCTCGGTCGCCGCCCATTCGAACCAGCACAGGTTCTTCGGCGGCTTGTCACGATGCGCGTTGCGGCGCATGCGCGCGAACACCGTTCCCGGCGAGGTCGGCGGTGTCGGCGTTCCCGTGTAGATGGTCAACGGGTTGCCCGAGGGTGCCGACGAGATGGCGGGCTGTATGGCCTCCATCTGCTCGTCGGTCAGCTCCTGCGCCTCGTCGCACACCAGCACGTCCACCGTGAAACCACGGCCCGAACTTTTCGAACGGGCGATGAACTCAATGCTGCCACCGTTCTTCAACACGATGGCCTCCTGGCCGTTCGTGGCCCGAATGTAGGTGACCAGTTCCGACAGTTCGGGGAACTTGCGCGCGTTCTCGAAGTAGTATTTCATGCGCAGGAAATGCTTGCGGCAGGTCTTCACCTCATGCGCCGTATGCAGGATCTTCATGCCGATGATCGCGGAGAGATAAAGCTCCGTGAACTCGAGAATCGCGTTCTTGCCGTTCTGGCGCGGCACCGCGCACCCGCAATCCGACGCCGCCCATTGCAGCTTCGAATCCGTGGCGAGCCACCCCTCGAGCACGATGCGCTGCCACTTATCCGGCTTCATGTCGTAGCCGGCTGCGAGCGCGCACGCCTCGCCTCCCTCGGACTGCGCGTGCTTGGGAACCAGAGCGAAGCTAGGTTCCTGTACGCCTCTTCGCCTTGCCACCCTGAATCACCCTCAGCTTCCGTCGTTCGGCTATCTCATCGAGCGGCGTATGCCGCTCCTGCTTCTGGGCTTTCGCCGGCATGATCTGGCTGCGTGCGGCTGGTGTGATGCCGTAATCCTGCAGCAGCTTGTTCAGTATGGGCACGCTGGCGAAATTGCCGGAACCCCAGATGTCCGCGTGGATCAGTGCGGCGTTCATGAGGTTGTCCCAGTCGGCCTCCGTCCACGAGTCCGCTCCGGGGGTGGAAGCCAAATGCTCCCACCATCGCACGGTCGCCTCCGGCCACTCGATGCCGTCAGGCAACTGTGGCTGCGTTATCGTGGTCTTGGCCAACTGGATCACCTCGAATCAATGTCTAGGAGCCGCTGGAGCGACTCGCGCGAGCGGAACCGGCGGCACGAGAGAAATCAAACTCGCCCTGCACGTATCTCGGACGCATGACAACCACCTCCATCGGGAAAATCAGGAGCCTGAGGAACGCGAGCCGCCGCGAGAAAAAGCGCTGCGGATACGACCGGCCACATTACGCACCGCATTGCCGGCGCGCTGGAACAGGTTACGCACGATCCACCTCCTTTCCAGTAACGATGCGGACAAGAAAAATCGGGATCTACCGTTTCCAGCCTGCACTGCGGTATCTGTTCCATTCGTCGTTGAACCGCTTGTCGAACGCCCGGTCTCGGCGTGCCTGGGCGTTCTTCCATGACTGAGAAACGCCGGCTTCAAGATCGTTGACTCCCTGTTCCTTGCGTTTCTTCATCAACGCGCGCATCTTGAGGGTATCCTGCCATAGCTTCGATATACGTTCGTCGGATAAGCCCTGTTTGCGGTATTGGGATATTCGCTCTTTCGAGAAGCCGACGCCGGAAAGCGTTGAGCCCTTCGAGCGTGAGCGGGATGAGTTGCCGCCGCTCCCGCTGCTGGACGAGCGGGAAGCCGAAGAAGAGCCGCGTCGCATGAGAACCTCCCAATGAAAAAGCCGCCACATAGGGACGGCTTGAACGAAAAAAATATTGTTTACCGGTTCACGATCCGCTCGATCGCGACGCGGAACGGGACGCACTCACACGCAGGGCGGACACACCGCCACCGGATGAACCGGAAGAGCGACGCCCATACCCCGTATAGCGGATATCGTTGGTGCTCGCATAACGGACTCGCCTCATAACTCACCTCCCAGCTTCCGAGCTACGGCCATACCATCGAGGTATTTATCTCCGAGTTTGCGAAGACCATACTCGGCAAGGAAAGAATCCTTGTCGTCTCGCAACGGGAACGCGATGGCGAACCAGTATTCGGAATTGGTCGGCTCCACGAGCTTCCTGGGACTGCAAGCCGAAACCAGCGCCCTGTGCAGGGCGGCGAACTCGGCGAGACAATCCTTCTCCAGATCATCGGAGTACTTGACATCGGCGAGCGGGTCAGGCGTCTTCTCCGCGAACCCGAGACCACCACCGAAGCCGACGCCGGCACCGAACGCCACGGCGGACGACTTGGCCGGCTTGTACGGGGCGAGTAGCTTCTCGATATCACGGTACGCATAGATCCGGTGGTTTTCGCCGAAGCCAAACCGTTCACGCCACCGCGCCATCTCGGCGGGGGAGGGGAAACACAGGCACAGCCAGAACTCGGTGTCGGTCGCATCCACGAAACGCTTGCGCTCCGCACGGGCGCGCTCCCGGTACTCCTTCGCGTTCTCGTCCAGATTTTCCGGCACCGGCTTCACAGCCTTCTTGCCCTTGGACTTCTTAGAAAAGTCGAATCGGAAATCACCTGACATGATCCACCTCCAACAAGGGAAACCATTCAAGCAGCGTCGCGTAATCGTCCGGTGCCTTGTCCTTGAGCACCTTGGTGAAACGCTTGTCGATGCCATCGAAAGAACGCCCGAACCACGCATAATCACACGGCAGCTCGATATGATGCCCGCTGATGCAGTCCAGCACCTCGCCCTTGAGCCAATCCCCGATAGGAGAGACCTTCTTGAGATTGCGCCGCCAGTACCCGTACTGGACGAACGCGCCACGACGCTGAATCGAATCGGCCGCACGCACGCCATCCGCGCACCACGTGCTCTTATCCAAGCCCACGTCGGCGCGGATGAAATCCCACATCTGCTCATACGACGGCTCAGGCAAACGCGCCGCCTCGATGTAGCGCAGACGTTCGGGAGCCTGGAACACCGCATTGTTCAGCCAACGGTACAGCGACGGGTGCGGATACCTTTTGATTCGGGTCTGGAACTTCTGCTCGAAATAATCAAGCTCCTCGTCCACGAACCTCAAACCGGGCACATAGTAGAGATACGCGGGAACGACCTCGATGCCCATATCCCGCATCGCCAGCCACGCGGCTATGGAATCCTTGCCGCACGAAAACGCCAACAACACGGGCCTGCCATCAGCGGCCAGCTTCTCACGCACCGCGAGACTCGTGCCCTGATTACGAATAACCGTGGTCACTTCGGCCACCTCCTTCCCGTCATGCGAATAAACCGCGAATGCGAATAAAACTCGGCACCGGCACGCCGGAAGCTCGCCTCCGACGACCGCACGAACACATGCAGCCCATGTCCGCTGGTCGAAACCTCCGCATAGATCGCATCCGGCAGCAGCTCCATCGCCTTCGCGGGCGGACTGGTCAAATCAACATGGTCGAAATCCCAGCACGCAAGCCCATCGCCGAGCATTATGCCATAACCGTCACCGGCCTTCGAGCGCATGACCTCCGAATATGACGCCCAGGTACTTGAGTCCGTCGAACTGGCCGGCGACCCATCGCACATAATCGGACGCTTACCATCGGCCCGCACCCAACGGCGCAATGCCCTGAGCGCTTGGGGTATCTGATGTTTGCGGCTCCACGCCTTGCGGCATCTGTCCGAGCAAAACAGTCTCGGACGCCTAGGGTTAGGTGTGGGTTGGAAGAAGTGGCCGCAATTCCTACATTGGTTGACCATAGCTATTACTATAGCATATATTCCAACGATTCGCAACACTAATTTCGTGACATATCAAAACTGCGTAAAATCAAACGTAACAGCCTCGGAAAACAACGGGGCAAAAACATCAAAACCATGCCGGAACGGCTTCCACGGGCGCTCGCAGACACCCCAGCGGCCAAACGTACGATACTCCACGCGGGTTGCGGGGGGA